AACGGCACGTCCATGACGTTGACACCGCCACCTGCATCCTGAGTACGGCGCAGTCTCCAGTACACAAACTGATACGTCTGGGCATTGTCAGGAGTCGGCCAAACTGTGACCGCTGGAACTTGCGCCCAGTACACAGTTGTTCCAGAAGTGTGAGCCGCCGCAGTGGTGTTTTGTTGGCCACGAAAACAGTTAGACAGGGTATTGCCTGTTATGTATCCGTAGTTGATAATCTCGCTGTCAATTTTAATGAAGCCAGATGCAGGTAAACCCGTAGCATTGCTCAACACAATATCGGTGGAAGACGAGGTAATTGTGGTGCTCAGAGTCGCGCTCACGGGCGAATTCTGACCGTTGAACCGCTGCACCCAGACTTGGATTGGGCGGGCTTGTTGAATTTTGTTGGGGATCGTAGCGTAGGTAGAAACACTAATACGTGTAATGGTCAAGTCGGCCTGCGTTGCCGCCACGTTCCCACCCGTGCGAATCACATGCTCCAGCAGATCAATGGTGTCGTCTGGCAGTGCGTAGGTGTTTTGCCCTTGAACCAAGTCAATGATGCCCGGCTCAAACGTCCACATATTGATGCCGCGACTGGCCCAATCTGCAAACATGATGTTGAGGCTACGCCGCGCTGTACGCAAGTCGTAACCCGTGCGCAACTCCGAGCCAGCACGCTCGTAGGCTTCCTCGACCAACTCTGTCAGGTCAAGGTTAAATGTTGTTGCGCCAGATGTGACTGCCATTATCTAAACCCTGCTGTTTTCTTTGCAATGTTTTTTGGTTGCGCTACAAATTGTTTTCCGGCTTTTTTACCTGCTCGTTTTGCCCGCGTTGTTGCAGCGTACTCCGCAGAGCTAAGACTTTTGATCGCAGCTTCTGGGAGATACCGCTCACCCGTTTTTGACGAAGGCTTTCCCGACTTGGTGCGCCACTTTTGATCGCCCCAATTTTTTAGGGAAGTCTGCGGCGGTTTCAATCTCTGTATCCCCCACCTGCGGCTTTATAGCGTTTAGCCATTACTTGCGCTTTTCTTGCGCTCCATTGCCCTGCGCCTGTACCCACGATTGCCGCAGCTTTGACGCTGTTAAAAATCCGTTTGCGTAAATTAGGCTTGGTGTAGTTACCCGCTGCATTTACTTTGGATTTTGTTTTGCCGCCTTCGGCGTACATGTCCACATCGTTGGGGTTATCTAAGCGACGGACGATCTTCTTGGTCGGCATCTTCTTAGGGTTGATTGCCCCCATCCCACGGCTGGCCATCATTTGATAATCGTCCCACGGGTTTTACCCCGCTGAGCACAGCCATCAGCACGGCTTGATGCGGTACCACCAGCAGCTTTTTTTACAGGCGCTGACGCGCTATCAATATCTTGAGGTGGGTTACCTTTGCCTTCCGTGTAGATACCTGCATTCTGCTTTTTATCGTAGTCTGCAAGCTCTTTAGCCGTTGGGCCACCTTGCTTGCCGCGACCTGCGCCAGCGTTATATTCAGCCATGATTTACCCCTTTAGCAGGCTTTGCCGCCTTTAGCCATCATCTTGCCTTTGGTCTTGCCTCTTTGAGCAATACCATCAGCGCGGCTAGATGCAGAACCACCAGAAGCCATCTTTTTAGCCATGCCGCCGTGTTTCATTGCGCCTTTACCGTCACCGATAAACGCAGGTTTGCCGTCTTTCATGGGCATACCGCCATCAGCCATTTTCTTCATACCGCCTTTTTTCATGCCCATCATCTCGGCCTTCTCATGCTTCATCATGGAAGCAGGAGCGCCTTTTTTCTTCATGAAGGCCATCTCTTTACCAAGCATTGCTTTAGAGTCTTTCATTTCGCCACCTTTTTTAAAAAGCTCGCTTTTACCCTGGCGAGTTTCAGGTTTGTTAATCTTCTGAAGGTCCGCACGAGAGCGAACTCCGCCTTTTATCTTAATGCCTTTGTCGGCAGCGGCAAAATCTTGCCCCACACTTTGAGGAACTTCAACCTTCTTGGCAAACGCTGGGTTGTTAGCCACCGCTGCCATGAAGTTATGTTGTTTCTTACTTGTTGACGGCATCTTTATTTACCCACCGTTGTACGGTATCAGTTTCCCAGATGCGGATAACCATCCACACGATGGTCAACACGCCGCCAATAAGTGCTACCACGGGCGTCATCCACCCTAAGAAACCCCCAAGGCCCATCACAACTGCCGCACCGTCAACCATGGTCTTTGTGTCGTGGTTCATGTCAGTACATCTTTCCACGGGTCTTGCCACGTTGGGCAATACCGTCAGCACGACGCGAAGCGGAGACTTTGCCGCCTTTCTTCATGTCCTCAGTTTCACCAGACATGACACGTTCACGAGCTTCGGGAGTCAGTTTGACACCTTCGTGGCTGCGCTTTACTGCTCGCTCTACTGCGTTGCCAAGGCCAGACTCATCGACAAATTTCTTACCGACCCCGGTGCGTTTTTCAATCTCGTCACCAAGTGCCAACCCTGCTTGGGTGGCCAGAGACACAGCGCCTGCACGCCCTGCGTTACGCAAAAGCCCGCGCCCACCAGCCTCTTGCTGCATACGACGGTTGTATTCGCCTTTGGCGGTGGGATTCATCCCCTTGTTTGCACGCTCAATGTCCGCCGCTGCGGACTCCAAAACAAGTTCTTGCGGGTTAGGCGTCAAATCTTTGGCGCTTGTTTCCCCGGCACCGCGAAAACGCTCCATACCTTTTGGGGGTTTTTTGTTCAGCTTTCCCATGATTTACCTCAATACATCTTTCCGCGTGTTTTACCACGCTGGGCTACGCCATCTGCTGAATTAACATACCCACCCTCGGCGCAATTCCAAGCCCGAAGGCTTTTGTTAATCCGTGAATTGGGGTCTTTGGCCGTCTTCTCGGACGTGAGTTTTTTCTTCATCCCAGTCATCCTTGCACAGAAAGAGTCGCGCCTGCTGCCGCCCTCGGGCTGCGGTGCTTTCAGACCCGGCTTGCCGGGATTGGCTTTGTTGTAGGAAGCCCGTCCCTTGGCGTTCAAGCCGCCCTTCTCGGATTTGCCTTCCTTGCGTTGCCATGCAGGGGACTTAGCCATAGCACACCGTAACGCCGATAGGTGCGGTTGCCACGGCGGTATACCAAATTCCATTTGGAAAAACGATACCTTCGCCCGGCAAGATGACATTGGTCATATTAGAGTTTGCGCCTGTATCCAACTCCAACAAAATGTTACCACCTGAAGCGTCCAAGAAACGCGCCATACCAGCAGTTGCGCCGCCGGTAATGATTACCGATTTAAGGCGGACACGCCCAGATACAAGGGCTAGGTTTGTTTGTGCGCCGGTAGCATGGGCGGATTTAACGTCTGTTTGCATTGCCATAATCAATCTCCTTTAAAAAGGGGCCGAAGCCCCATTGGGTTGATTAGGTTGTCGAGAACGGTGTTGCAACAGTGCCTGAACCGTTTACAGTGCCGGTGACCATATAGCAGTTTGCAGCAACAGCAACGATTTCGATGAATGTGCCAGCAACGCCGCCGGTTGTTCCGCCGTTGAAGTTGATGACGTCAAAGGTGTCTGCGGCTAAGGCGTTGTACGCAACCAAAGCGTCAGATGAGTCGGTGTCAACACCAAACAAAGTGCCAATGAACAGGTCTGTTCCGTTGGTGGCGATCCTCAGCGAGCTTGTAGTGATGGTTGTGGGAACCCAAATCGTGTACAAAACACCTTCGTTGTTCAACGTGTTGGGGTCTTGGCCAGGGCCAGAAGTTGCGGGGTCGGTTGAAGCGTTGATAGCTGGAAGCGTCACAGTTGTGGTAGCAGCTAAAGCGCCACCGACACTAATTATGCGACCACCATGAGCTTCAGGACTCAAAGTGGTGCTAGAAGTGATTGCAATAATAGCGCCTGGGCCTTGTTGATACAAACCGCCCAAAGAACGAATTGGGCCTTGAAACGTACTACGTGCCATGATAATTTCCTTACATGCAAGTTAGGCGTATCTGTCTGCATGTCGTCAGCCGGGACTGTCAGATACACCGGAAAGCCCGGAATAATTGCAATATATCACGGTTTTAAATGGGGCGCAACAAATAAAAAGGGCTCCCGAAGGAGCCCTAGTAGAAGGCCAGCCACCTCTTCTTTACTGGTGCTTATCAGGTAGAACCTGAAGAACCGAACATCCCGAGGGGATCAGACCAGCCAAAGCTATAACGCTCACGGGCCTTGTAACGGACGTTGCCCGTATCAAAGTCACCGTCCATGCTGTTAGCCAGCGGAGAACGAACGAAATGCTTCAGGCCGTTAGGTACGTCAGTGGTCAAAAACCATGCGTTGGTATCGGTCAGATAGTGGTTAATGCAATAACCTTCAGGGATAGCGCCATTGTTTTTCAACGCATTGATATCGTTGTCAGCGGTGCCAACCCGTAGATTGGTCTCCAACAAACGAGTAGCAACGAACTGAAGAGCAGGAGGAACAACCATCTTCTTGGGCTTGGCTGCGATCAACAAGCCACGCTCATCCGTCCAAGCGGCGATCTGAATAACGGCGGCTTCCAAGGAAGTCTCGTTCAGGTCAACTTGGGTAGAAGGAGTGTTGCTGTTGGTGCCACCAGAGATCAAGGGGTGGCTAGCACTAAACAATGCAACGCCGTCACCGCCCACGTAGGACGCTGAGAAGCCGTTGTTCAGGACTGACGCAGCCTTAACCTGCTTGGTGTAAGCCATAGCACGAGCCAGCGACTTGGTGTAACGAGCAGACAGTGAGTCATACAAGTTATCTTCGACCGCTTCTTCAGTGATCGAAAAACCCAAGGCAATGGTTTCGTGCGTATAGCGGGTTGACCAAGCTTCCTGCGCATTGTCATAAGCAATGGCAGAGCCTTCGTTCTTCACCGGAGCGGCGGAGAATCCAGACAGTTTGGTCTCTTCTTCAAATGAAC